GTCGGCCAGATGGTCGAGGGAGGGCATCGAGTTGCCGTTGCGGGTGGCGAAGGTGACGCGGCGGCGGTCCAGGTCGGCGGTGATGATGACGCGCAGGCCGTCGACCTTGGGCTCGCAGACGTAGGAGGCCGGCAGTTCGCCGTCGTAGAGGCGGGCCAGCATGGCGGTGCCTCGGTGCTTTACGGCGCGGGGCTTAGGGATATGGGGCACGGCCTTCTCGAACATGGCGAAGAAGTCGGCAAGGGCTTGGTCCTGTTGGCAGATCATCGGTGAGCGGGGTAAGTAGACCACCCCCACCCCCGTCCGTCAAGCCCCTTTCCCTACCAATCAGGGCAAAGGAAATGGGCACCAAGAGCATCCGGCACATCGTCGAGTCCACCCTCGCCACCTACCTCTCGACCCAGACCGGGCTGACCACCGTGACCTTCCTGACCGGGGACAGCGCGGCGACCCAGACCCTGCCCAAGGCCGTCGTCCTTTGCGACTCCGCCCGGGCTCCTGGCGACCTCCCCGAAGGCGAGGGCAACTACTCCTGCTCCGTCCGTATCACCCTTTTCTCGAACGCCGACGACACGACCCTCGCCGACCACCGCCTGCGCTGCGCCGCCCTGTCCGGCAATATGCGCGACCTGACCAGCATCAAGGCGGCCTTCGTGGCCAGCACCGACGCGACCTGTTACGACGTCACGATCGGGTCCGAAGACGAGGGCATCGACGAGCGGTCCTGGGCCACGGCTTTCTCCTTCGACGTGCTGGTGGTCCTGCCGCCGGCGTAATGCTTCCAAACCCTGCATATTCAAATGGCCGCCATCTCTAACGGAACTACCTGCATCTACGGAGTCGCGGGGACTGTCGCTAACCTTTTCGTGCAGTCTTACAGCCTGTCGTCCTCCTTCAACTCGGACGTGACCGTGGTCGACGAGACGGGCATCACCAAGACCCACCGGATGGACGACCGCAAGTCGGAGATCACCATCGAAGGCATCGCCAAGACCTCGTCTATGCCGACCCTCGGCGCGGCTATCTCCTTCACGGTCAACACCGCTTCGGCTTACCCCTCTGGCACGGCCTCGGCTTCCTTCGCCGGCGTCATCACCAAGATTGATGATAAGGGCACGAACAAGGGCTTTACTTCCGTGACCATCACGGCGGTCGACTACGAAGGCATCACCTACGCGTAATTGACTTCCCCGCAAAGGGGGTAGCATCAAGGAAGTGGACAGACGCTTCCTGAACGCATTCATCGACCCGGCGCCTTTCAGGTTTCTGGGTCGAACTCTTTACCCGTGGTGCCTCAAGTATCGGGTGCGCCTGTCGGCCTTCAAGTCCCCGCTGGTCTACGGCGACCGCAACATCACCCCCGCCGACCTGATCCTTGCGGTCAAGTTGTGCGCCGAAGAGCCAATCGGCAAGTTCGGCATCATGGACTCGTGGCGGGTCATCCGGCTCGAGCAAGACCCCAAGGAGTTCCAGCGCCTGCTGAGTATCTTCTCTGAGTATATCCTAGTCGGGCATTGGCCTAAGTTCTGGGAACAGACCAAGACGCGGGGAGGTAATACGGCCAAAGGCGTCCCTTGGGAACTCGCCATCGTCGCGAACCTCATCGCCAACGGCATCGAAGAGAAGCGGGCGTGGGAGATGCCGGAGTGTCAGGCCATCTGGCTGAACTCGGCCTTCGGCATTCGCAACGGGGCGGACGTGGCGATTATGTCCCCGGAAGAGGAAGCCTTCATGGCGGAGGAAGAGGCCAAGGAGGCCGCCGCGGCTGCTTCCAATTCTGCAAAGGAAAACACACCCGATGGCACAATCCCTGGAGCTTAACATCAAGACGACCTCGGACGTCCCGCAGGCTACGGAAAAAGCCAAGGAGGCAATCGCCAGCCTCGAGAAGCGTGCCGCATCGGCCAAGACCAGCCCAGTCGCGAATGCGGTCGAGCAGACCACCGGCAAGGCCACCTCGACGATCGGGACGCAATTCGAGAAAATCGGCAAAGCCTTCGGCAATACCATCTCATCGGTGTTCCTCTCTTTTGTCGGTCCTTTGGCCATCGTCTCCGGCGTCATCAGCCTGATCTCGAACTCCATCGCTGAGGCCAAGCAGTTGGCCCAAGACGGTCTCAACCGTATTGCGGAAGGCCGTAGCAAAATGGCCTCGGATGAGGAAACTAAGATGGCTAACTTCTTCAAGGCAAAGGATGCTCGCGAGAAGGAAGAGCGTGAGGTCGCCGCTGGCCGTGCGGAAATGACCCGTCGGTTCTTGGAAGAGACGGAAGAAGGCAGAAAACTAGAAAGAGAAAGGCGAAGCGGAACACGCGCACTTCGTCCAGGTGACAGCGAAGCCTTTGCATTAGCTTCTGATCCAGAAATCCAAAAGAAAGCTCTCGAAGCGTTTTTAGCTAGTCCAGAAGGAAAGAAGTATGCGGCATTTTTCGAGTCCGAAAAGGCCACCAAAGATTCCTTCAAAGCCCCAGAAGGTTTCTCCAATGTCGTCGGCGTCGGCGCCAACCCGGTCCTGCAAGCGATGGACGAAGCCTTGGCCGAAGCCAAGAAGCAGACGTTCGTGCTCGAAGAGATCTCCGCGAACCAGAAGAAGGGCACCTATGACGACTTCACCAAGACCGAACTAAACGCCACGCGTAATGCGTCAATCATGTCCAGCCTCTGAACTATCACCTTTATGGCACTCGTAAAATACGGAAACCTTATGGACGACGCCATCCTGCAACCAGGGTGGAAGGTTCAAGGAGACGGCTTCGGTCTGATGACCGGGACGTGCGTCTTCAAGTCCGACAAGGACGGCAACTTCAACGTGGCCGTCATCGGTTCGTCCCATCCAGATTCAAGTTACAGCTACATGAAGGCCCACAAGGTCGGCGTATCGTATGATGCGTTGAGCATCGCCACGATCACCGTGGATTATGTCGGCATCGACTCGGCCTACACGGGAAGCAATTACACCATCCCGCAGATGGTCGCCAGCAACTCGCTGGGGTCTGAGAACATCACGACCCACATCAACTTCCTCGACCAAGCTGCCGGCTGGGAAGGCCCTATCGCCGGACGAGGGACTGCCGCCCCTGGAGACCCGCCTAACTATCCTGAAAGCGACCTTGGCCCCACGGTCAAAGGCCCTACTGGTGCCCCGGTCAAGTCGCGCATCGGTGACAACGGCGCCTGCTTCGAGAAGGCCAGCGGCGGACGCTTCATCGGATTCGTCGACCCCGAGGTGCGAGAACTTTACGGCAAGACCAACTACCTCACCCCGACGACCACCTTCAGCGGCTTCTTCTACACGACTGACACTGCGGCTCCGGCTGAGTTCGTCGACCTACTCGGTGCGTCCTCGAATAACGGCACTTGGGGCGGCGTTTTCGCCGTGTCCATCATCCCGTCCTATGTCGGCGCCGGTGGGGACGGCGAGTTCGGTCCCAAGCTGCTCCTGTCGAACGCCAATATCGAGCGCTATGCCGGCTCGGTCCTCAAGATCAGTTACGAGGTCCGCTACACGAACGAAGGCTGGTCCCGCAAGGTCTACTACGCCGCCACCGTCTGATCCATGGCTATCCGCAACGGAGATGGTTACGTCTTCCAGACGACCAACAACCAGTCCACGCTGGGCATACAGAAGGAGTTCTTCGATATGTATGACGGCGCGGGCAACTTCGAGTGCTCGCCCTTCAAGGTCCATGATGTCGCGGAAGAGACGGTCGGAGAGTCGACCATCGTCACCTATCAGATTTGCCCTGGCACGTTCAATAACCTGATGCCTCAGGTCTACAATGAGACCGAGGAAGTGTTCGAGTATCTCGACGACCTGACGACGGGCTACAAGCTCGTCCTGGACTTCGCGTCGACCTCTTCCTGCATCGTCTACCTTCGCGCTGGCCCTGACGCCACGACCAATCAGTTCCCCCCTTCGGCTCCGATCACGCCTTACGACCCGGCCGACCCTTATCCGACCGTGTTCAATACGGGTGGGGCCCTGCCCGCGGATACTGACACCTACGGCTACATTGCCTTGGCGAAGGTCAATTCCTTGGGCGGCGGAGTCTATACCGTAGACCAATACGTCACCGGCTCCCTCTGGGCCGACCGCATCAAGCTGGCTGGCATCACGGCCCGTTACTACTACGCCCGCATCTGATGGGCGAGGTCATCGGACAGGCGACTTCTGGGGCCTACTCGACGTGGGCTCAATTGCGCTGCCCGCTCATCGGCGCCTACGACCAATGGGACAAGTATGTCGGCCCGGGCTCTTTCCCGCACAACCTTGTGATCGACTCAGGCTATCACCCTGACCAGGGCTTATTTGTCAGGGTGGCCGAATGGCCTAAGACCTCTTTCTGGACAGATACCAACAGCGACCCGCACACCGAATATCTAGGCCCGATCGTGGGCTTCATGGACGGCATGGGGACATCCCCGTCCTACATCAGCGTCGGCGCCTATGACGCCAACTGGAACGACACGACCAACCCGGTCTATACCAGCGTCAACAACCTCCTAGACAAAGGGGACATTGACGACTTCTTCGTCGGCCTGACCGTGACATATAGCAGCGGGACCGTCACGACGACCGCTGACGCCTTCGAGAACGACCCTCCCTCCGCCCCTTGGTTCGGGCAGGACATCGGCCTGAACGCCAACACGGGCATCACGGCCATCAGCGATTTCACGGCCTTCTGACCCCCCTTCCAATCGGGGCAAGTTTAAGACCCGATGAGCTGTCCTAACACCGTAACCATCTCGAAGGGCAACACCTTCGCCTGCACGTTCACGTGGACCCCTGGCGCATCGGGCCCCGCCGAC